CCGGGCACGGGGTTTCGATATTGGCATATCAGGATTGATGGTCAATATGATGCTTGGGCATGGCGACGCGATGGAAGCAAAATGCCGGGGACGACGTGGGAATTAGTGAGCAAGGAATTATTGCCGGATATTCTGAAACATAAAACGATAGCAATAGAAATATTCTAGGAGGATAACATGGCGGCTTACAAACTTGTTCCCGATGCCATCATTAACTTGATGCTCGGAGAAATCTCTGCGGCGACACGACTCTATATCTGTTCGGACGGGGTGGTGGATTTCGAGGATGCGTCAGTCACCAATATGCTTGCGGAGCATACGATTGCGGCTGGCGATTTCTCAACCGCCGCAGGTGATGGCACAGGTCGAAAGCTCATCCTGGCAGAGCAACTTGGATTTGAGGTCACCAATACCGGGACGGCTGTTATGTACGTCTTGGCGATTTTCGCAACATCGACCATCGTACTGGTTGGGACGGTGACGAGTCAAGGAGTTACAGATGGGAACCTGGTTAACTTCCCGACAACCGATGTTCTCGAAATCGGAGACGTTACCTGACGATAACGTAGGAGTTTAGTTGGGCCTCCAAGAATACACCTCTGGTGCTGCCAACTTCACCGCTCAGGCGACGGGGAACCATACCGTCATCCTCATCGGCGGCGGAGGCGGCGGATCCGGTGATGGGACTACCAATAAAAGGGGTGGCGGCGGTGGCGGCGGTGGCGGGTGTTGTATCAAGGTCGTCTCACTTACAAAAGATTCGACATACGCCTATTCCGTTGGCGCATTGGGGGCGGGCCAGGTTGGTAATGGCTCGGATGCAACGGCCTCAACCTTTATCGTTGGTGGTACTACCTACTCTGCCGGAGGTGGGGGTGGTGGCAAAGCGGCGACCACATACACGGGCGGAACAGCTGGAACCTCAGCCAATGGAGACACAAATCGGACGGGTGGAGTCGGTGGTAATGGAACGGCGGCATCCGGCGCAGGAGGTGGTGGAAGTGCCGCAGGAACCACGGCGGGTGGCAACGCCGGGGGGACGGGAACGGCTGGTGCGGCTGTCAATCTCTACGGTGGCATTGGTGGTGTCGGGTCTACCTCCAACTCTGCGGCTGGCGCATCACCCGTTTCGGGATATGGTGGCGGTGGTGGCGGGGGAACGAAAGCCCAAACGGGAGCCAATGGAGCTGGAGGGTATATCCGAATCGAATGGGTTACAACTCACATCCTTGTTTCCGCAGAAGGGGCACAGACAGAAGTATCCGATGCTCCCGCGCTCGTTGTTACTCATGTTCTTGTCACGGCAGAGGGTGCACAGGCACAGACTTCGGATTCCCCGGTCATAACACCGATTCATGTTCTGGTCTCAGATGAGGGCGCACAAACACAAGTATCTGACGAACCCATACTTACAGGAACCCATGTTTTTGAGGTGGATGAGGGGGCGCAGGCAGAATCGTCCGATACGCCGACGATTGTTCCGATTCATGTTTTGATGGCTGATGAAGGGACGCAAGAACAGACTTCGGACGTTCCGATGATCACGGAAGAAGCCGGAGCAACCGACCTCATCCCGGACGAAGGAACACAAGCACAGGCAAGCGATACACCCACGATCACGCGCATTCACGTCCTCGAAGCGGCCGAAGGGACTCAAACAGAAGTATCTGAGACGCCAACAATCGCTCCGATTCACGCCTTGGCAACCGACGAGGGAACACAGGCCGACGTGTCGGACGTTCCGACGATCACGGTAGTTATCCCCATTGTTCCGGCCGAAGGGGTGCAGACCGAAGTCTCTGACGAACCCACGCTGACATATATTCACGCTCTTATCGTCGCGGAGGGGGCGCAAACCCAGAAGTCAGAAGTGCCAGCGTTGACTCGAATTCATGTTCTGGAGGCCGCCCAAGGAACACAGATACAAATCTCTGATAGCGCATCATTGGGCGTTCCTATAGACCTCATCCCGTCCGAGGACACACAGGTTCAAGTATCCGCGGAGGCGACACTTGATCGGATTATTGTCCTCATGGCCGACGAATGTGCACAGGCTCAACTTTCCGATGAGGCGCTTCTCGATCTGAGCATTTGGCTTGCAATTCAGGAAGGGCGCCAAGCGCAGATATCGGATAAGCCGGTCCTGACCCAGTTACACAAACTGATTTCGCTCGAATGTTGGCAGGCGGCTCATTCGGATAATACGATGGTTACGACAGAGACTTATAGCAAGTCGTTTGTTGACCCAAGGTTCTGGGCGTCGAAACACAGGCGGAAAAGGACTCGGGTTTATAGAACATCATCTAAGAAACCCGGTGTGAAAGAAACGGTTTATTGAGGAGGTTGACATGAGCATAGGTTGGTTTGTTGATCTTGCCGATGCCGAGGATTACTTCGACCTCGAACGCTTGGAGACTGAATGCTGGGATGACCTCCTGGAGTCAGGAACGATCCACCAGGAAACGAAAGCCATCCTCACGGCTTATAATCGCCTCTATTATGACCCGCGATGGGAATTGCCAACGTACGCCGAAGCGACCGCGACTGAACTCATAACCCTTCGCATCGCCAATGCCGAGATGGCCTATTATCTGGCGTGTCATCTATCCGACGAGGACAGGCGCAAGGGATTACAGGCACAGGGCGTTATTAAAGCGGGGATAGTCAAGGAAGATTATTCCGAAGGCATGCTCATGGCGCTTCCCGTCCCACCTGCTGTCATAGCACTTCTCGCACCCTGGGTGGTTGAGGGTCCGTTTATCAGTACGGCAAACCTGAGCCGCGACGAAGAGGAATCCGTGAAAACCAAGGTAAGCAATTTCTAAGGCATCGGTATGAAGTTCACGGACCTCCAGCGAATCTACGGGGCGGCCGGCCATGAACTGCGGATACTTCTGCTTTCAATAGACCTCTCGACCTTCGATGGCGCCAAGGCCGAGGAGATAAAGCGCAAGGCCCGGCGCATCGTTACCTACCTAAACGGCGTATCGGGACGCTGGACTCGGCGAACCACCAAGGTTGCCTATGAGAAGGCTGCCGAGAAGGCCAAGGTTCGACTTTGGAAGCTTGGGCGACGTATCCCCAGAGGCAAGCCTCCCGCACGCTCAGGTCCGCAGGTGGTCGAGGCAACCGCCGATACGGCGATCCTCAAGGCAACAGGTTCGATCATGCGGACAGTCGAGCAGTTTGTCTCTGCGGCACTCATGGGCACGAGCGCAACCAAGAGCATCATCGGGGTCGTGCAGGAATTCGATTATGAGGATATGGAGGGCGAGATTGCAGACCTCGCCGCACAAGCCGTGAAGACGGAAGTTTCGAGCGGTGCCTTAAAAAAACAGATCATGGACCGCTTGCGCGAACTGGTCGGTGACGAGAATTTCATCCAGATCGGGGAGCGCATGTACAACCTCGGGGCGTATGCGCGGATGGTCGCTCGGACGACACTCAGGGAGGCGCAGACACAGGCGACGCTCGATCTTTGCGCGACTTATGAAAACGATCTCGTTGAGGTCTCATATCACGGAACGGATTGCGATATCTGCCTGGAATACGAGGGGAAGGTTTATTCATTATCCGGGAACGACCCGAACTATCCTGTCCTCGATGAACAGCCGCCGTTTCATCCAAATTGCAAGCACTCAATTTTGCCCGTAAGTGAGGCTGAAATCAGCGTCAGGGAGCGTGAAGGATGATCTCAGCATATCTCGTCGACCACGTGACCGTCGTCAAGGCAAACGGCAACGACCAGTGGGGTGAACCGAACCCGACGACGAATGTTGCCACTCGGGGTTACGTCGAATGGAAGACGAACCTTGTCCGCAATCTTGCGGGCGAAGAGATCGTCTCGCCGATCCACGTCTACCTTCACATGAGAAAAACAGATAATGCGCTCGGGCGTGCGCTTGTACACGCGGACAGATTGATTGTCGATAACAGGGAGCGATCCATTATCGCCATCCATGAGCCGAAAGCATTCTCGCGTCCACATTATGAAGTCTATCTCACATAGGTAACATCATGGGAATGACCATCGACATGAGCGACTTTGAGAAGGGGTTCAAGAAGCTCGTGGAGGATTCTATCCCGCCCGATATTGAAAAGGGAATGTTCGCCGCCGCGAATGCACTCCTCAAGGACGCCATCTACGAACAACCTTATGCACCGTTCGATGAGGGACATCTCAGGGCGTCGGCACGCGTAGAAAAGATCAAGGCTGACAAGGAAGCCGTAGAACTAGCGACTGGGTTCAATATTGTATATGCGGCACGTTGGCATGAACTATCACCGGCAGAGGATGCCCGTATCAGCTGGACACTTCCCGGATCGGGCCGCAAATACCTTGAATCTAAGATGGCCCGGAATGCCAAGCGATATCTTGATATCGTTGGTGAATACTTGAGGAGACTACTCGGGGGCTGACATGATGTTCCGCGAAATCGTAACGTTCATCGATAACCACACGCCGTTCAACCTGAGCGACGGCACGCTCCAGGCCGGACACCGCCTGGCCACCGCGCCGGATAGGTGCGTTCTCATAGCGGAGTCGGCCGGTGGGGCTACGGTACCCGAGTTGCCCGACCGCGCCGACTTCCTCA